TGGCTTTATTTGGGGGCGGCGGAGGTGGCGCGGCATTATCTCCCGGCGGCACTCCGATGGTTGGAGACTTTGGGTCTACTTTTGGTAACTTTGGAACCGCAGCAGATGGCGGCTATATTTCCGGCCCGACCGTTGTGGGTGAAAACGGCCCCGAACTATTCATCCCTAAAACCGGAGGAACCATAATTCCTAATCAGCAAATGGCAGGAATGACCGGAAGCCCGCAGGTAGTGTATAACGGCCCTTATATAGCGAACATGCAAGCAATTGATACGCAGTCGGCAGCGCAGTTCTTAGCAAGGAATAAAGAGTCAGTATGGGCAGCTAATCAATCCGCGGCGCGGTCAGTTCCGCAAAGTAGGTAATTATGAGTTTGAATACTATATTGGCAATCTCTGAATCCGTTGGGATTAACGACCAACGGTTCGTTGGGCAAATGTTAAGCAGGAACCAAAGGATTTCTACAAGTGAAATTCTGACCGTGGTGCCGTTTGCGTTTACGATGAAGCCAATGAATTATCTTTTGTATTCTCAAAACAGAGATTTACTTTCTGATTTGAGGTATTACGACAAATCATTAACTCAATATCTTAATTTTGGCACCACTGGATGGATTAACTATATTGAGTATCAAGGTGACATGACTTCGGGCCAAATTAGTTCTTGCCAGTGGCAAACTGCGTCTGCAAACAAAAATCTTGTATTAGGTTCTTTACCGTCTATTAGTTCTTCTGCTTATATAGTAAGAAAAGGCGACTTTTGCCAAGTTGGTTTGTATTCGTATATTGCTACTTCGGACGTTCAGCGCGGCTCTGGCTCAACAGTAAACATACCAGTTCATAGGAATCTATTAGCGACCTTAACAAGCCCTGTTGCGGCTGTAATTGGTCAATACGGAACAACTATCAGCATGGGCGGTAGTTCTTATACAGGCACGACATTCCCTGTAATTTTGCGTGAATATCCTACCTACTCTTTAATGCCGATTACCGATGATTCGTTTATTCAATGGTCTGGTAACTTTGTGGCTTTTGAGGCTGTGTTATGAACGTAATAACTCCGGTTCAAAACACTAACAACATTCGTTACGCGCAGTTTGTAAGGATAACTACTGCGAACGAAGTATTTAGATTTGCGACTACTCCTGCTCCTATTACCGTTTCATCAGTCGATGCCGAGCCGTTTGACGCTGTTGGTGTCTTAATGAAAATTGGCGATGCTCAGAAAGACATTAAATCTACCGCAAACGAAACCGCGTTTACTTTGGTTGGAATTGATACCGCAATGCTTGGTTGGGTTCTTGGTTTAAATGTTAAAGGCTCAAAGATTGAAGCATGGAACGGATTTTTTGATGTTAATGGCGCTTTAATTACAACTGGCGGAAGCGGCGGTCTTTATAAATTCTTTACTGGATACGTTTCCTCTTTTGCTATTTCCGAGGAATGGCTAGAAGAAGCAAGGCAATTTGTTGGAACAATTACTGTAACCGCTTCTTCTATTCAGTTAATTCTGCAAAACAGAACCGCAGGACGATACACAAATAATAATTCGTGGCAGTTCTTCAATTCCGGCGATACCAGCATGAACCGTGTAGCTTTTGTTTCAACTATTAATTATTACTTCGGCAAGACGCAATGATTTATAGGGCAACAAAATTTCACAAACCCATCATTATTGATTTAATGACGAAGTTTGCTGACGAAAGCCCTATAGATTATTGCCATTCATATTCTGATTGGGAATATATTAATAAATTGCTTGATGAAATCTTTGCAGGTAGAGGTGCTATATTTCTAGCAGATGATTACGGAATACTTATGTCAATGATTCTTCCGTGTATCTGGTCAGATAAAATATTTGGATTGCATGAACTAGCTTGGTATGTAACGCCAGAAAAGCGCGGTGGAATGGCTGGATATAAATTGATAAAAGAATATAACGAATATGGAGAATTGTTAAAAACTACCGGCAGAATTAAGTATTACACCATGAGCCGATTGGTTACTAGCCCCGTTGTGGACTACTCCAGATTCGGTTATCGGAAACAAGACGAAATCTGGATTCAATAATGAAATACATTGTTGCGTTTTTATTGTTGTTTGGTTTTTCTGCGACTGCGTTTGCAATGCCGGGTAGCGTTCTTGTGGCGGCATTATTTGAAGTCGCTGTTGCTAAATTTACTTGGTATATGACAGCAATGGCTTTTGCAATCAATATGGTTGCATCTTCAATTATATCTAAAGCATTTTTTAGCCCTAATCAAGGTGCAAATGGATTTGCAGGACAGGCACCAAATCCCGGCAATCGTCAACAAGTAGCACCAGCAACAGACAATAAACTGCCCGTTGTATATGGCTCCGCATGGGTAGGCGGAACAATTATTGATTTAAGCATTACTGAAGATAACCAGAATCTTTATTATGTATTGGCGCTCTCTGAAGTTACTAATAACGGCGCTGACACAATTACGTTTGGCGATATTTATTACGGCGGGAAAAAGGTAGTATTTAATGCAAACGGATATAGCGTGGATTCTTTGTTAGATGAATCTACCGGGGAAAGTCAGCCTGTAAACGGAAATATTGAGTTTTACCTTTATAGTAATGGCATAAATTCGCAGCAAAATTCTAGTTTATCTGCTACTGAGGTAATGCAATCTAGCGGTCTTGTTTGGCAATGGGATGGTTCTCAACTAATGACAAATTGCAGTTTTGCAATTCTGCATTTAACTTACAACCAAGACCTTAACATTCAGGGTATAGAACAAACAAAGTTTCAGATTACAAACTCTCGCTCTAAGCCGGGAGATTGTTTTAATGATTACTTAACCAATACAGTTTATGGCGCGGCCATTCCTGATAATCAAATAGATACAGCTAGTCTTACTGCGCTAAATGTTTATTGTGATGAATCATTTACATACGAGCCTTATGCTGGTGGTTCTTCTACGCAAACCCGTTTTCGTTTTGATGGGGTAATAGATACCAACAGAACGATAATGCAAAACCTGCAAGACATGGCATCGTGTTGCGATTGTTTATTAAAATACAACGAAATATTAGGAACGTGGGGTGTTGTTGTTCAATCGCCTACTTACACGGTTGCGATGAACATTAACGATAGCAATATGGTATCTGCTATCAGTATTACTCCGATTGATATTGCTGGTTCTTACAATGTCATTGAATGTAAATTCCCTGACGAAAACAATCAGGACACATTTAATTCTTCGACATTTGACCTTGCTGAAATCGCCCCTGAACTTCTGTTTCAGAATGAACCAGTAAACAAGCAATCTGTTTCTTTGCCGTTAGTTAATAACGACGTTCGCGCACAATACCTTGCGAACCGTATGCTTAAATCCGCAAGGGAAGATTTACAAGTTCAATGCACAATCAATTATGTCGGACTGCAATTAGAAGCTGGCGATATTGTTTCTGTAACCAGTGTAAATTACGGATGGGATGCTAAGTTATTCAGAATAAATAAAGTCGTGCAGACTTTTGAGGATAGCGGTCAGGTATTGGCAAAATTAACATTGTCAGAATTTAATTCTGCTATTTATGACGATGTTTCTATTACTCAATTTGCGCCAGTTCCCAATACCGGGATTGGAAGCCCGACACTATTTGGCACTATTCCTGTTCCCGTAGTTTTTGCACAATACCCAACAATAACCAATCCTACATTTATTGTTCAGATTACAAGTAGTTCAGTCGGCATTATTCAATATGCGGAATTATGGTATTCCGCGTTTTCAAACCCGACTCAAGAGCAATTAATATTTGCTGGCACTACAGAGATTCAGCCTAACGGCAATCCTTATCCGGTTTCAACAGCAATGCCGGGAATTAGCATTTCAGACATTCCTGCGGGTAATTGGTATTTCTTTTCCCGCATGGTTAATAGCATTGTCACTAGCCCTTATAGCTCTGCAAGTTCTGTATTCCAATGGCGACCAAGCACTTTTCAATACTCAGAAAGGTATCTGGTTGTTGCTTACGCGGATAGCATTACCGGAACCGGATTTGATTTAGACCCTCGCGGACATTCCTATTACGGGCTTTTAAATCAAAACAGTGTAACGCCAAGCATTACGGCATCTGACTATACTTGGTATTTAGCAGACCCCAACTTTGGCAGCGTTTACTATTTATGCTATTCCAATAGAACGGGAAGAAAGTTTAGCTTTGATACTGGATTAGCCGGATACGCTGCTGGCACAGGTTTTTTTGTTCCTACGCAAACCAATTTGTTTGACCCAACTATTTGGGCGGCTTTAGCAGACGGAATAAATTTTATTGATTTAGACCGAGCAACAGGACAGTTATTAACTACCGGAACGACTTCAGTTGGAACTGGTGAAATTAATGTAACCAATAGTCCTGACGGTAAAGTTATTGCATCGCTTCAACAGTTTTTAGATTTTGGTGGCGCATATTCGCAAACAAGCGCGGTCGCAACATTAACGATTGATATTTACGGTCGTGTTGTCGGATTTGAATCGCCGGATAATTTCTATTTTACTAAACAATCTTTTACCGCAACTTCAAATCAAACGGTATTTTCTGTTACTCGCGCAAGCGGATATATTTCAGGTCAATGCTTTGTTTTACAGAATGGATGCTTACTAGATACATCAGAATACACTGACACTGGAGGAGCTACGGGAACCGTTACGTTATCTGTTGGCGCAACAACGGGTGACATTGTTACGATTGTTTCGTTTAAAAGTAGCAATTCAACTACCGGGGTTTATGCTTCGTTTACAATAAATACCGCGACCCTTACAAGCGTAAATGAATACACGGCTTCAGGATTTACATTAACAAGCGGATTTGAATTGTTATTTTTAAATGGAACTGTTGTAAATGAACAAGATTACAACATTGTTGACCAGACCATTACGGATTTCCCTAATATAACATCTGGAAAATTAACTGTTATTCAATGGAGTCCTAATAATTTAACAGTGCCCAATGGAAATCCGGTAAATATTATTGCTAATACCGCAATAGGTCAGACCATTTATTCTTTTAATTTTGACGTAAATGCGTTTAATTTATACAACAACGGTTTGATGTTATTGCAGGGAACGGATTACACTACCGCTACGAATACATATACGCTATCCAATTCACCGACCACTATAACTAATTTACTTTTACAACAAACCTTCGCAAGAACGGGGGCAGTATGACGCAAGCATATAACCTTTCACAATTAGCCAATAAGGTTAATTCTTCTGGACTGCTAGATGTAGCCACAGGAGTTACCGGAACCGCTGCTGTAGCAAATGGCGGAACAGGCCAATCAACATATACAAACGGCCAACTGTTAATTGGCAACACGACCGGCAATACTCTTACCAAAGCTACACTGACTGCCGGAACTGGCGTTACTATTACCAATGAAGCCGGCGCAATTACTATTGCTGCATCAGGAGGCGTTACTTCTGTAAACGGACAAACCGGCGCGGTTAGCACAGTTACCCACTTGGGTATTGGCATAACGCAGGCGTTGTATAACTTTAGCAATTCCGCTGTTGCTTCTGGCAGCACCGCAATCGCCGCGTCGAGTTTAGGTTATCCGTCGGGGACAGGCACAAATCTATTTTGGTCGGCTGCCACAGCTACTCGCACTGGAAACGTAACTGTTCCGGGGGCTCCAAGTAGTGCTAATTCCCCTACTACCGCCGCAGTTACCGGCACTTGGATGTGTGTGGGGTATACAACTGCTCGTGACTATGACGCTTGCGCAAACACAACAACTGCGAGGCTGTCGCTTTTTGTAAGGACTGCATAATGGTTTATCTTGCATATTCTTCCGTATTAAATCCGCAATGGATGAATTCTGAACATACATATATTTTATGTTATGTGAAATTTGACCATATTCCTGAAGTTGTTCCATTTGGTGCGGTTCCTGATGATGTAACTGCACATGGGGTTGAAATCTTCAATCGGTGTGCCGCAGGAGAATTTGGTGATGTGGCGGAGTTTGTGCCGCCACCCGAACCCCCGCAACCTGACCCAAGCGTAGGAGAGCCTAATGTCATTGGTTAATAAATTATTTGAAGTGGGTAATCTTAAAGGCTCTATTTACGACTTTGAGAACGCCGGTGACATCCTCCCAAGCCACGTTCACGATGAAAGCACTTCGCATATTACGATAGTCGCAAAAGGAAGCATTAAGGTAACTGGTGACGGATGGGAGCAAATCTGGGAGTGTGGCAGGGTTGCTGAATTGAAAGCGTTTCAATCTCATCAATTTGAAGCCATAGAGCCAAACAGTCGCGTAGTAAATATTCAAAAACTTTAGATTACTATATACTTATAAAAAACAAGACATGATTTAGGCTGCTGCGAGTGCGCGGCGCTTTAACCGGAAAGGGTAATCATGGCGATTTTATATTGGGTTCATTCCCATGAACACAATGATATTTTCACGCAAGGTTATGTTGGCGTTACGCCAAACTTTGCCAAGCGTATGCGTGAACATAAACATAAATTTAAAAGTATTTGGAACAAAATTGTTATGGAAACAATTATTGTTGCCGAATCTTCGTATTGTTACGCAATAGAAAATAAACTTCGTCCATTTCGTAATATTGGTTGGAATAAAGCCCCCGGTGGCTTTAGAAACAATACAATGATTGGCAAAGAAAATCCAAATTTTAATAAAAAAGGTGAACAAGCCTCTAATTTTAAAGGATTGTTTGTAACACCTAAAGGAACTTTTGTTCGTGCGGAAGATGCGGCAAAAGAGCATAATTGTGCAATTAGCACGATTCACCGACGTTGTTGCGGAAGAATAATTGGCAAAAGAAAATTGCCGCCGCAAAATGGTTACTCATTTACGCAGAAAGTGTAGGGTAAAGCCATCGCTATATTTAATAAAAACACGCTTACACAAGTAAGCGGTTTCGACAATCCAATTATTGCTGGCGAATTAGTTTACGCGCAGCAAACATTCTGGAATCTTGCGTTTTCTAATGAAGGTGTGGCGGTTGATTTGACCGGCGCAACCATTGACGCACAGATTATCCGCAGACAGTTATCGGATATTAAAGACACTCGTTATGGTCTGACGTTTGACATTTCGGACTATAGCCCGCCTCCTTCTCCCGTGGCATTAACAATTACAAACAGGGATGACGAAGAAGGAACATTTACGCTTGTAATTGACGAATCTTCGTGGGATGTAATTTCAAGCGACCCGCAGTTAGATATTAACGCGCAAGAATGTGTAGGGTTTTCTGGCCGGATAAAGATTAGTTTCCCTGCGGCTGGTTCCACTCCCGCGCAAGACAATATTA